GAATGGAGGGTAAAGAGATCAGATCTTTCCGACGGATACAACTGGATCATAATAAGACACGACATCGCTCCGAGCACCACCTACATACTTGATAGGTATGAACTGGTTCTTGACAGGGGAACCTTCTCGACGTCATACTCTGGACAGTCGGTTGCGTTGAGTCCGGGTGTCAAGAAATACATATCGGGAATCGAGTATTACGTCACATACGACATGACGTATAACGTGAGTGTGCAGAATGTCTACAGGAACACCTTCACAGGAAGTGTCCTTATAAGCGAGACAACGTCGACATTCCCTGGAAAAACACTTTCATTGACGACACCGACAAGTCCGGTTGACAGTTTTGTGGTATCGGAAATCCTAAGTGTGAACAATGGAGTCAGGAGATACAACCAACCGGTCACTTTCAACGCCTATGCCTCAAGAACTTTGTCCACCCAACCTACGGGAGTCGGTGGTACGACGTCCGTGAGCAATCTTTACATAGACACCGTCACTCCTGCCCCAACAAATACGTTTGAGGGATTCGATGATGAGACATACCGACTTCTCAACGGGTCACCTGGTTCTCTCACGAAATACGAGCCCGGATTCCTGAGTTTGGTTTCTGGAATACCAACAAGCTTGTGGGTCAATACAAACAGCCTTTATACGTCGAGTTCGGCTTATGCTGGTCTTCAGGTCGGAAACGGTCAGGTTTTCTACCCGTCACAGGCAATAAACGCAAACGGTAATATTAGCACGAACCCTAATTTCGGAATCAGCGGAAGGGACTACAGCACCTGTTATCTCCAGACATACGGACTTCCCGTGACATCGGGTGGATCCAACACGTCATATAGGACATTTACCAGATATTTCAACGTGGGCACGTCGAAGTCCAGCCTGAATTTTGTCCTGTCTGGTTCTTCCTTCAACATAGTAAGCAGCGACACGTCACTGAGCGGAAACAACATTTGGTTCGAAATAAAGCTACCTTATGACGACATCAACAACCCGTCTGTTGCACCGATCGGAACCACCCAGTCCGATGGGGCCGTGACTGGTTGGTTGGATGTCTATGACGGTTTCAATTTCAGCTATTCAAACGGAGACGGATGTTTCAGCGGGACCACACTGACGTCCTCGACTAATTTCACGGTGAACCTAGGAATACGAAACACACTGTATTCGGGCGGATATGTGATAGTCAGGATAACATCGTCGAGCGGATGGACCGGATATATCGAAAGTATAACCGTGACATAATTTATACTTATTGGGTTCTGGTTTTTTATATATACCCTTATATAAAAATGTGAAAATAAATTTATTATGTTGACTAGCAGTGTTCAAAATCAGATTGCATTTAAAACCCTATTCGGCAAGTCCCAGACAAATCCGAATTTCGATTTAGTAAATGAGGCTGATAGTTATTTCCTGAATACGGATTCAAGGTATGTCTGGCTTGATCATCTAACAACCTCGGCAACCCAATCCATAAATGACGGTTTTGCGATTCCGGTTACCGGAGTCATGTCTGAAATAAAATCATCAGAAAAGAGGGCTTGCTACACCCTTTGGCCTGGAATTCCACCTTCCGGAACCGACATCAAGACTGGACAGGCTTTTGTCTACGGTTTTGGGTCACTTGCGGGAATATCGGCAGGAGACAGGATCACAAATGTCATACCAGACTCCTACGGCACGGAATATGAGGCTAAGCCTTACGTGACGACGGTAAATGACATACTTCCCCTGGATCCCCGGGATTGGGTATACCAATACAATTCGGGAATATACTATCAGAACACTCCCTCCGACGGAGTAAATTACCTTCTTCCTTCATTTGTGAGGGTTTATGTCTATTCGGGCCGCATTCTCAACCAGAGCAACGGGATTACGAATGTCAGGGTCAGTTTCGCGGGAACAAACACATATTCCGCGACATCAAGCTCGCCAACGATAACAAATTATTCGGGATCACACACCTATGTAGCGGACTTTCCCAATGCGAATACCACCACGAGTGTCAACATTAACATAAACAGCATCGGAACATACAGTCTCTACAAATACGACACGACGGGCCTTGTCAGTCTGAATCCGGGTGATATACAGACATCAGGGGTTTACTTCCTAAAATACGATTCGGACATACCGGGATTCGTGTTCTACACGTCCAACCCGAATTCGGATTCCTCGAAATTCGTCAATCCGTCCTTGAGTCTGGATGCGGTCGGCGGTATTCAGTCCGGAAGCTCATTCGACACCAAAATTTCTGATGTGCTTAACGGATTGGTTTATCCCGAACAGGTGGGTCAGATATCCTCGTTCGGTTTCCAGCCGACGATTCCAACCATTGAGGTCGGGGACACGATGTCACTCGCGACATATACTTTGGGATGGCATCTGTCAAACACGTCGAGTTTCGGAACCAACACTATTTCAATATATGACTCGTCCGAATACAGCCCCACGGAAACTTATTGGGGGCCTGGCGGATTGGTCGTCACATCCGTCTCGAATAGCCTTGGAACCTATTCGGTAAGTTTGGGAACATATTCAAGCTCATTTGTCAGATCAAGGGATTTCAGGATGTCGATCAAAAGGAACGACGGGACGACCGTCACCAAGAAAGCATCGGTTGACTGGATGTATCCTTTCTATATAGGAACGTCAACCTATTCGAGTCTGGACAGCACCCAGGTATCCTCCCTGACAAAGACACTTTCCGACACATCATCCGGAGATTGGGAGATAACAGGAACCTATGGTTATAAGTACTTGGGGATACCGAGCACCTACAGTCTGAATACGATATCGTATAAGGGACTTCCGGTTGCCATCGCCGACAGCTCGGATTTGTCGGGTGTCTACACCTACAGCACGTCCTCGGGGGTTGGGTATTCCCTGATGACGGTAACCAATTCTTTCGGAGTGGCCATAGATTACAACATATACAGGACTGTGAATCAGATAAGCGGAACGTTCACGGTTACAATAAATTAAAACAAAGAGCATGAACAATATTCCAGTATCAGGTTTGATAAGTCCGATATACTCGACCGACAACTACCCGGTCATCGATCCCCTTTACGGGATAGACGGTCTCAGGAATGTCTATTCGACATCGGATCGGAACAATATCCCCTTTGAGAAAAGAAGGGACGGTATGATTGTCGGTGTTGTCAGCACCGCGAGTGGAGATGTGACCTACTACAAGCTGAAACCCCAGACAAACTCGTTTCAGTGGACCCTCGGAAGTTCGGCCGATTGGGATGTCGTACTGACTGGATTGAGCGTGAGCATTGTTCCCATCAAGACCTACATACAGAATGAGATAGTGGCCATACCGACCAACTACCAATATCTGATCTATGGGGACGTCACCCTTGGTTCAGGAGGAACACTGAGCAACAGCGGAAATTTGGTTATCCTGAACGGATCCCTGAACATTTCCGGAGGCACATACACAGGTGCGGGAACGGTTTCATACATAACGATACCCGAGAAAAAACAGTATTCGGCCTCTTTTTCTGCAGGAATGAACGAACAGCTAACAATAACCCACAGTTTGGCCACCGAGGATATAGTCTACAGCGTGAGGGACGGATACAATTTCGTTTATCCAAACATAGAACTCAGCTCTTCGGACCCTTCAAACGCAATCGTCCTGACGACAACGGGAACCATAAGCGATGGTAGAATAAACATAATCGGATAAAATGAGCATCAACAGAATATTGAACATTCAGGAATGGAGAACCGTGGCCACGGTGTCCACACCTTCGACGGATTTCACCACAATCTATCCCAAATCGGACGGATTTTGGTATACCACCGGTTCCGATGGGGTGGAAAAGCAGATCGCCAAATCATCGACCTTCAAAAACGGTCTTGTGACGACCGTTCTGGGAACGGGAAGCACGATAGCATACCAGGTTGATCTGTCATTGGGCATTGGACTGAGTTTCTCATCTGACTCCCCAGGTTCGACTGTCAATGTTCTCGGACTTACCGCCTTGAGTTTGGCTTCCATAAACCAACCGACATCGGGTTATGTTCTTTCCGCCGTTTCGGGTGGATCTTTCAGCTGGATACCATCGGCGTCGGCCCTTAGCGGGACAACAAACAGCATTCCGAAATTCACCACCAATTCCAATTTGGGAAATTCCTTGGTCACCGATGATGGATCGACCGTTTTCATCGGAACCAAGCCCAATATCGTCAGCTCTTCGTTCAGCGTAACCGGCAATGCAAATTTCGGAGGATTGGTCTATCTGAACAACAACTCGAAAAACTATATCCAAAGCAGTAATGGCATTCTTATGAGCAGCAATGACAGGTTGGTGGCCAATTACGACACCGGTGTGGTTTCTGGCAACTATGTCTCGTTTTTCAACGCCACCGCTTCCCTTTTGGACGGTTTTGTCCAGTTCGGTTCGGCCTCGACCAAATATTTCGATCTGCCTCAGGTCACCTCGGTAACAGTCGGAACCAATTCGACTTCGAACGTCGTAACCATAAACTCGGCAACATACGGGGCTCTGCAAATTGTCGACACCAATCAGGGAAACAACAGATTTTTTGTCTCCGACGCCAACGGTGTGGGAACATGGAAATTGACGGGTGTTTTCAACGGACTTACCCAAAGCGGCCTTTCATATGGTATTGACTATTCGATTTTCGGAACCACCCTGACATACTCATCTGGCACGATCAATCTTCCGACCACAGGTGTTGTCGCAGCAACATACGGGGCAAGCAATTCAATACCGGTGTTCAGGGTCGATTCCTACGGAAGGGTAATATCGGCTACCGCAGTCACATCGTCAACACCATCCCTCAGTCAGGTCCTGAACGCGGGGAACACCACTAGTAACACTTTCACACAGTTGGGTGGCTTATATGGATCGACCTATTATGAGGCGGGATATTTGGAGTTTGACGGGATCGATTTAGGTTCGGGATATCCGGCTACTGTCATACAACCTGGTAAGGTGAGCATATCCGATCAGGATGGCACTTTTGTCAATTTGCTGACCGCAAGCGGGCCAGGCGGAGGAAACGTTTATTTCCAGTGTAAGGGAGGAACGGTTGCTCTTATAGAGGATTTGGTTACCGCAACAGGACCTCAGGGTCCTCAGGGAGCAACCGGAACTTCTGGTTCTCAGGGCCCGACCGGACCGCAGGGAGCCACCGGATCCTTTCAGTCGGTGCTTACGACACAGACGGGTACTAGTTATCAGCTGCAGATATCTGATGAGAATACGATAATCCAGTTTACCAACTCGTCAAGCGTAAGCGTAATAATACCGACCTATTCTGCTGTTCCGTTCACCACAAATTCACAGATTCAGATACTTCAGTCGGGCACCGGCACGGTTTCGTTCACCTGGTCGGGAATAACGGTCAGTTCTTATTCGAATTACACCACGGTATACGGTCAGTGGGTTGCGGTGGCTCTTCTCAATCTTTCTCAGGATAATTGGGTTATTTTGGGAAATTTAAAATAATTTGAGGAGAAAGAGGTTAATCCGATATATAATTGTATAAAAATTATACTTATTATATGTCCGAACAAATTAAGGCAAATCTGACAGAGGAAGATTATCTTCGTCAGCATCTAGAGTCTCTTGAGGCCAAATCGAAACAATCCGAACAGAAATTTCAGGAGGTTATTGTTGAAAACGTCAAGGCTACCGATCTCCACTTTTTCGCATTCGACGCCAAACAATTCCCCTGTGGTATTTTTTACCCGGTCGGATCGACCATACAGGTAAGGGCGGCTGAGGTGAAGGAAATCCAAGCCTATTCCATGGTGGAGGATACCAATTTTTACGATATCGTCGAGAAAATGAATGAAATGCTCGCCTCTTGTGTCCGAATCAAGTATTCCGACGGAAGAATGGGAACCTACCTCGACATCAGGGATCCAGACCGTTTCTATCTGATATTCCTGATAAGGGAACTCACCTTCCAACAGGGTTCTTCACTTGCCACACAGGCTCAGTGCTCGTGTGGAAACGACTGTCAGATAGAGCTGAAGAGAATAAACTTCAAGATTTACGAAACCAACGACAAGATCAAAAAATATTTCGACCCGTCGACGGCTTCTTTCAAATTCAGCCTGAAAAACGGAAAGACCTACAATCTGGCCCCACCGACGATAGGACTCCAGAAAAGCTTCACCGACTACATAATAAAGGAAAACGCCGAAAAGAGAAAGCCGAACCTTTCATTCCTGAAAGTGGTTCCTTTCCTTCTCCATGACAGGACATCTATAACAATCGAAGGAATCAAATCCAAACTCGAAGAATACCAGAAAATGGATGACATTTCTTTCCAATTCCTTAATTCCGCGGTTGACAAGATGGCTTTCGGAATCGAAAAACTTGCCAAGAAATGTGACACGTGCGGTGAGGAGATACGCACAGACATGACCTTTCCCAACGGAGCGTCAGCTATTTTCCTTGTTCCAGACTCATTTGATAAGTTTATTGAAGAATAAGCTTCTCCTTCAGAAAAACTGTCACTTTCAGGAAATCTCAATTGACCGGTGGCCGTTCTGGATGTTCGAGCAATACATCAAGATTGTCAACGAGATGACCGAAGAAGAGGAAAGAAGCAGGAAAAACGAGGAAAAGACCCAACAGAAATCGATGCCGAATTTCAACCCTTCGTCTATGATGAACTCCATGAACAGCATGGCCTCCAAATTCAAATAAAAAAATCCATCTTTTCAGATGGATTTTTTTTTCTGTTAAAATATTAATATCCGTTAACAAGAGGCGGAACGATGATCATGTTGTTGTCGATGTACTCGTCAATCCAGTAGTCACATACGAATTTGGCCTCAACGTCCTTCCATATCTCACCCGAGCTCCAATCCATGTTCAACGCGCCAACTCCAAGAATCTGGCAGTTCTGTAAGGTAACCCTTCTAAGAACAACACCTTTCCTGTCATGGACATTTACAATAAGGGTTCCGATGATGTCACTCTTGTAATGGAGAGATCCGTTCTGTGAGTTCCAAACCAGGTCATACCAAGACTTCAGGGTGTTCCAAACAGTCATATTTCCGTTGGGGCTTACGTTGACGTTGAAGTTTATCGTAAACTCATAGTGTGTCTGCTTCGGAGTTGTAACAAACGCTCTGGTCGAGTATTTGAATCTCTGGTCAGCTATGTCGATATCCTTTGTCAGGTCCAATCCTATTTTGGTGGCCTGCTGAAGCATCATTATAGGGTCCCTGCCCTGGGCCTGAAGGATTGTCGGAAGTATGAAGGTTATCTCAAAAAGGTTGAGATACACCGGTTCTTCCGGTAAGGTTCCTGGACCCCCTGGAGAGCCTGTCATCAAAAGATTGGTAAAATGTGGTAAAGCCATCTCTTTATATTATTTTTTATATTATAGTTTATATATTAAACTTTTTTCTTTCTCTATTGGTATATATTATTATTCCAAACAGATTTTTTTCTATTCAGGGAAAAACAAATCCGCCAATTTCTCAAAATCCAGCTTTCCCGTTTGAATGGTGTTCGAATTCAATCCGATCGTGTCGAATACCGACTTTCCGTTCGGTTTCAGTTTCAGATGGGCGGCATAGAGTATCGAAATGATCGATATCCCATTTATCTTGTGGTTCAGGTCAATCTCACCTGACTGTTCCAAAAGATATGATTCCAATTTCCTGACCATTTTCTTTAGAGTGGAATAATCAATCCCATTCGGGCATTCGGACTTATACTGTCTGAGTACCCTCATAAGGGTATACTGGTCGAGATACCTGTTTTTGAACCAATTTGTAGAAAATTTGGTTCCCTCAAATCTCGAATCGAAGTTTCCAATCCCGAATTTCATTTCTATCTCGTGGAAAGGACCGTCCTTGTCCGAATGGAATATGTATCCTTCCCAATCGTTCTTGACAAAATCCACAGGATTGTTCCAACATCTTACGAATACGAATTCCTGGTAGTCCCCCATTTGGATCGCGTCTCCGAAAATATCGATGTAGATCGACTGAAGGCTCCCTGGTTGGCTGATTTTTATCCTGTAGTTTACAATATCGGAATTGTAGTTCTCGCTCAATACCTCGAATGATATTTCGGTGGTGTCCGGAAAGGTTATCAGAATCCGACGGACGTCATATTCGTTTCCTCTTGTCGGCTTGGTGAACTCGTCGGGAGCTAATCTTGCCGCCATCGAATAGACGGACTCGAATGATTTGAAACTTTTAATCATATGGTATATATTTAACTTTCCAACCGGTTTTTCATATAAACAAAAAACAGTATATTAAACATTAGACAGATTATTAATTGAACAAGAAATTCTTGATTGAATATTCTATGTTATATTCGAAATATGGTATCCTCAATAGATAAATTCCATTGCTCTCACAGTAGTCATTCTTTACTTTATCTCTTTCTTTTCTTTTGATGAAATTTTCATAACCACCAAAATATTCTATAGATTCAAAGTGTTGAATCCCATCAAATTCAATACATGTGGAATAATCGGGTAAATAGAAATCAAATTTCAATTTTTGATTATAGATACAATCATCAAAAATTTTTTGGAATTCATATTTGATATTTAAATTTTGTAAAGCTACTGATACTTTTCTCTCTCCAGTGGTTATGTTACATTCCGGGCAACCATAACCATATTTATGTGAATGTGGAGTTTGGTCAAAATGTCCATGGTCAGGGCAGATTATTTTTACTTTGGTTTTATTGTTGATATATTTAACTTCCGAATAATCATAAAAATTACCATGTATTTTTCTCGAAAGATTTATGAACTCATCTATTGTTTGTGTATTATTTTTTGATAAACTTTCATATGAACATTTTTTACATCCCTTCCCTTCCATGTGGTGTGAAGCCCTGATTAGGAATTTTCCGTGTTTTTTACATATCAATTCAACTTTTTCATCAGATCTCGTATAAATCACGTTAGAATAATCGTATTTATTCCCATATATCGGTTCGTATTTAGAAATGAATTTTTTAGTTCTTTCCTCGATATCTTGATTTGTTATCTCATATTTTTCACTCTTACATTTATTACATATCTTACCATTAAGGTGACTTTCTATTGTTGTATAAAATTCTCCGTGTTTATTACAAATAATTTTAATTTTTGACTTATTGTTTTTATATTCGGATATATCATATTCATATTCGGTTCCATATTTAGTCCTGAATAAATCAAAAATTTTTGATTTATTTGATCGTTTTTCATCAGAACATTTCCTACAAATTCCTCCTCTTAATAATACATCAAGTCTAATGTGGATAACTCCATGTTTAGTACAAATGACATCAACATAAGATTTACTTTTTAATTTATTTGGCAATAAATAATAATCATAATCTTTTGGTAGTCTGTCTATAACCTCACTTTTTTCCATCTGTCTATATACATTTATGAGTATATATAAAATAACCAAACATATTTTTTTTAATATAAGTAAAAAAAGTTATATATGTCAAAAATCCTTCTTATAGGAGATTCTCACCTTGGACTGGGATATCCTAACAATTATTTAAAATGGATGAACGTTTCTAAAGACTATTTTGAGAAATTCCTAATTCCATTAGTGGAAAAAAATTTGAATAGTGACGATATTATCGTCCATTTGGGGGACTTATTTGATAATAGAAGCCTAATACCAATTGATGTTTTGAACTATGCTCAAAGCATTTTAGAAAGAATGAGTAAAGTTTGTCCAGTTCATATTTTGGTTGGTAATCATGATATGTTCCATAAAAGTAGTGGGGATGTTAACAGTATTAACATATTCAGTTTTATACCCAACGTTACAGTATATAACAAACCAACTAAAATGGAGTTTTTAGGTAAATCTATTTTAATGATGCCTTACATAGAGAAACGAAAAGAACAGGTAGAAATTTTAAACCAATTTTCCGGATGTCACTACCTTTTCTGTCATTCTGACCTCAACGGGGCTAAAATGCACCTGAACTCGGTCGCCCACAAGAACCATGACAAGATTGACGTCGAATCATTTTCCGGATATAGGAACGTCTACTCCGGACACATACATATAGTCCAGAGAAACCGGAATTTCACCTTTGTCGGAAACACCTTCGAGATGGACCGGAACGATTTGGGAAACCAAAAGGGAATATTCATACTCGACGTGGTGGAGGAAACCGAAAGGTTTGTCCCCAACGACGTGTCCCCAAGGCACAAGAAGATATATGTCAGGACCGAGGATGATATTCTTTCCTTGGAGGATGTTTCGACAAAGGATTTCTGGGTGGATCTTTTCATCTCGAATTCCCTTCTGATAAACAACCGAAAGCTTAGAAGGAAACTTGAGGGTATGTTGGAATCGGGCAGTTTCGCATCGGTCGATTACATAGACGACATCACCATAATGCGTGACGAGAAAACAAAGGATATCCTAAACGAGGAACTTACGGAGGAAGATTTGGAATCGGGTGTGGTTCCGACCATACAACTCGAGTATACCGAGATCATAAGAAGGTTCATAAACGACAGCAAATACGACACCGACAAGATAAAGAACGGAGTGATGTCGGAATTCAATGAGGTGGTCAGGGTTTATGACGAAAGTTACAAAAGCGGGGAGTAAGGTGAAATAGTTTCGAGGAAAGAGACTATAAAATAAAAGAAATAATCACCCGATTATTTCTTTTTCTTTCTGGCTTTTGCTGCTTTTGCTTTTGCCCAAAGATCGGCATCCGCTTTTCTGGCCCCACCCGATCCCGTTATGAAACTGTTGACTCTACCCATTGCCCAAGCGGATTGGGGTGTTCCAGCGATATGTCCAGAATTCCAAGCTGCGCTTCCACGAGAGTAAACCTTTCGGAGTATCCCCATTGGTATTCCCGAAGCTTTCGACTTTTTTCTCAGGGTCTCGGTCACGTTGGACTTTTTTTCATTCACGACCAAGTCCTCGTCTGTGAGATATTTCGAGTAGTCCTCATTCATTTCCGAAAATGACAGCAGATGTTCCATTTTTAAAGTTTCTTTTTTATTATCTCGACAAACTCCTCATATAATTCTGGAGAAAGGTGCAGATTGACATCCCTTCCCCTGAAATCGAATTTCAGAATCCTGTCGGTTTTCGATACCCGTATGTTTTTTATCGGACTTTTGTCTGATTTGAAAACCACGTAATATCGGTCATCATATTCGGTAACCTGAACCATATCGTCACCTTCCTCGGTTTTGAGTCCCGATTCGTGTCTGGTCATCTGAATAAGTGATGTTGTGAGTGTTTTATAGGCTCCCCTGTATTTCATGGTTCTTATTATGAACCTCATGATCATCCCGACCACTCCCGCTCCTATGAACCAAGTCAGAAGGCCTTCGTTCACTTTGGATTCTCCGAACATTCTCCTGTACGCCTTGGTGGCCTCGGATTCCTTGGTCTTTACCCTTTTTCCGACACCCCCCTTTCCCGATTTGTAATCGGCGTCCCAATCCTTCTTGTATTCCCTTTTTCCCCTGAAACGGTCGATTTCCTTTTTCATTTTACCTGGATGAGGTCCAGTCAGGTATTTACCAGGTATTTTTCTTCCTTTGTATCTTGATGACTTTGCCCGTTCCTCGACCATTTCGGTCTCCTCCTCGAATTCGTCGTCGGACGTGTATATTCCTTCGGACGTGAATACCGAGAAACAATCCTCGAATGCCTGTTCCAGCATCTGAGGTTCGGTTCCGAACCTGTCCATCAGGGTATCTCCCATTCTGATTATGTCTTCCTCGGTAACATCCCTGTCGAATATCGAACTTATGACGAAATCTACGTTCATCTTGTCGTAATAGTACAGTCTGTCCTCACATTTCTTTCTGAGAGAGGAGTTTCCCGAAACGGATTCCTTGTATTGGTATATCTGGTTGATTAGATCTTTGGCTTCCTCTTTTCTGATGGAAGAATCGTGCTGACCACTGTAGGATTCCAAAACCCCGAATTTGACGAATGTGTTGATGTGTTTCATGATCCTATATATTATTTTTCAATTTCGTAAGTTTGATCCTCAGATCCCCCGTTCCCTTTATCAACCTATGCCACATCTTCATGGGTATGAAGACCCGTCCTTCAAGTTTTTGTGGCAGCTGGTTTTCGAGCTGGACCATCCAATCGGTTTCACCGATCGGTTCCACGATCCTATCCTCAAGGTCCCGATGCCATTTGAATTCGGTGGGGTCGGTGATGTCCTCGAAAGTCCGGATGTATTCGTTTTCCTCCGTCTGGTTTTCCTGGTATGGTCTCATGTTGAAATATTTTTAAGGAATTGTATTTTGTTTCTCTCGTAATTCGACTTTGTGTTGAAAGTTTCGTTTTCAGTTGGATTGAGATTTTTGTTTATGAAGTCAATATGTATTCCACTAGACTTGACCTTTGGTATCGTTTCGTCGGTTCTTACGTCTCCTATATGCCTGTCTAATTCCTTAGATATTTTTTCAAGGGTTGAATTTCCAAAATACCCAATAAGATCGTTGGTCGACTTATTGAACCACAAATCAGATCCTACTCCCAAAAATGGATACCATTTCCCTGAAGGGACATTTTTCTTTCCACCCGTCCCGCTTGATAGGTAAAATGGGACATTCATTCCATTTATGTCAAAAACAACTACTTTTCTACCCATCAGGTCAATTATTTTGGAAGTCCCCTTGACAGTCTTTTCTTTTATGAATTCTCCTTTTGAGTTTTTTTCAAATGTTTCATAAGGTATTTCCAATCTCCTTACAGTCAACGAAGTTTTATTTTCCCTGATTCCGGGATAGTTGAGGTTTCCCTTTCTGACCTCCTGGTTTTCTATGTCTCTGGCGACCTGATAGTCGGGTTCTTCCTTTTCCCTTTCCGCGCAGTCCATACAGATCATCTCGGTGTTCAGCCATGATCCCGTGAAGGATTTCGAAGGTTTTCCGCACCGGTCGCATTGTCCTGGGATTTTGGTCAGTTCCTCAAATGTCTTGATCCATCTCATGGATTTAGTGTTATTTTTATTGAATCTCCTTTGCTTGTGATCGTGAAATCCTCTATTATATCCTTGGTCTTGTAGTCGGAAATTCTTCTCTTGATTTCCTTCGCTACCTCGATGTTCATCATGTTCTGGTATTCGGAATCTATCTTCAGGGGTTTCACCCTTTCCTCGTCGATGCTGTATTTTATCGGGGAGAATTTGATCAAGATTGTTTCCCCTTCCATTTTTGACGAATATGTGAATCGAATCTTAATGGACTGCCTTTCAGGTTTCCATCCGATATCCTTCAGGGATTGGAGATCGCATAGGATCTCATATATGTCGAGATATTTTTCACGGACCTTTTCCCCTTTCACAAAAGGTTGGTTGATTATCATGGTTTTTGACTGGTGTCGGTTGTCACTTTCCATGAAATACTTGTCCAATATCGATTTCATCCTTTTGACTTTTGTCTTTCTTATGGATTCCAAGTCCTCATTTTCCAAAATGACATATACTATACAGTAGGAATTCTTGTCTATTATCTCGATTCTTACATCCTCGTATTTCAGTTGGTCTATGTATGATTTGCATTCGTTGATTATTTCGGACATATCGGTGAGATATTCCTTCGTGTCCTTTGACCTCTCGAAATTTTTTCCGTAGGCTCCCCTATCTGTCCAGTTTTTTTTCAGACCCACCTTGAACCCAATCGATATCTTGAAGCTCTCATGTTCCTGACGGTAGGCGTATCTGCCTCCATATTGGGGATCCCACCAGCCCTGTCCTAGAACAACAATCAGGAATTCTTCCGACGATTTCTTCAGGTTTTTAATCTGGTTGAAGCAGTCGGTTATCCTTTCCCTCATTTCCTGGGATATTTCCTTGTCGATTTCGAAATCCGACTTTTCGAATATTTTCTTCAGATGTTTCATTAAACTATATATAAAAATACTCCGTAAAATTTTTGGATTTCAGTCTGTATTTTATCAGACTTCTCTCTAAATTCAGATCTTTGGATGCCTTTGTTATGGATTCATATTCGACTCCGTCTATACTTATCGGTTTATATTTTGAAATATTAATATTCTTGTTTATTTGATTTCTTTCATTTTTGAAGTGAATCTTAATCTCATTCGTTATATCTGGACCTAAAAAAATATAAAACTCCTCTCTTTTACCAAAAACGGAGTTTGGAATCCTTTTAATTTCCTGCATGATTATATCCAAATAAAAATCTAACCCATATATATTTATGAAATTTTTCAATACGTTTATTCTATCAATATATTCTTGTCTGAAATCTGCCCATTTTTTTTGCAGTCTCTTCCTATTTTTTTCCTTTACCTCCTCTTTTAGAATATTATTGACTGAGTTTAATGATAATTGTTTTTTAAATTCCACCACCCTTATATGACTTTTCCATCTCTCCTCAATTGGTCCAGATGATGATTTCGATAATTTATTCTTAATTTCGTTTGATTTGTCTATTCCGTAATACTCCTCATAAGTTTTTCCTTTAAGAGGCTGAATATTAGAAAGTGATAGGTTTTTCTTATATGAATTCGCCTTTTCAATGCCAAAGGCCTCTTCATAAGTTTTACCTTTTTTAGGATTGTTTTTCGAAATTTTCTCTCTTATTGAATCTAAATTAGGATTATTAGTCAATGTATCCCCACCATCTCCTCCCTTAGAGATATTATATCCTATATCTGGATTTGTCGAATTGAAAAACTCAATCCAGTATTTTTCTTTTACGGAAAGTGTATTATAATCATCTGTCTCTTCGATGACCTCTTTAATGAAGTTTTCTCTTCCATATTTTTCTATTGATCTTTTGATTAGGATTCCTGAACCAAAATAATTTTTATCTGAGGTGGTGTCCTTTCCTATATAAATTTTATTATTTATTAGGTTTGTTATTTTATAAATTTGCATAAAAGGGAAACATTTTTAAGTATATATTAAAAATGTTTCCCTCCCATATATGACAATATCGATTACCAGTACCCAGAATAAGACCCAGAATAAAGGTTCTTGTACTTAGGCAAATGACATGACCAGTACCCCGCCTTTAGTTTATCTTCAGGTTTCCATTTGCGGTTACATCTGTGACGAGCGACAAAGCTTTTTCTCGCAGCAGGGTTATTTATTTTTGATGTAAGCCCTCCTTTAACGTCGCCGAAATTGACAACCTTCACGTTTCCCGTTTTCGGGTTTTTGACGTAAACCTTGTATTTCTTGGGTCCGGAGCTTCTCATCGGCTTATTGAGTTCCACCTGTTTTCCGTGGTATTCCGCTTCGTTCACCTCGTCGAAATTCTCAATAGGCAAGTCCAAGGGAACCATCTGTCCCTCATACACACCGAATTTTCCCAAGTCGGTGTTTTCGAAAAGTTCCCTGTCCACTTCGCATATTTCGACCTTGTTCCCGTCGAAAAGTTCCCTGGCTTCGGATATCAGATTGACAAAAGCATCAGAACCCGGGCGGAAAACGTTGTTAAGAACAGAAATGTCCTTGTCGATGTGATATTTCAGGTTTTCGCTTATCGGTGTGAATTTCTCAAACAATTGAATGTGTTTCATTTTAGATTGTATGCTTTTTTATAATCAGCAATTTGTGATGTCTCTTTTTGGTAGATTGATTGGATTTTCATCCATATTTTTTTCTTTATGTATATAGAACATTCGGCCTCTTCACCATTTATAAAAAGAGAGTATTCGTAACTGATAGTATGAACATTGTGTGGGCCGTACTCCTCTAAGATGTATTCATTTGGGTTCTTCACATCTCCATTTGTTGTTTGTGAAGATTTTATATCAAATCCATCTATATTTACCTCATATGAAACAGTATATAGACAACTATCATATGCAGTAAGTTTTTTTGTTTTTGATTCTTCTACATGTAGATTTTTTTTTGAATCCAATAGGTTAAGAATATGATTTCCAACAGATTCGTCTTTATTGGAAAACGATCGAATTTTAGATCCTATTCCAAACAACTCGTTTGTTGATTTCCATGTCTTTAAATGCTTCATCTTCTATCTTGTTTTTATAAGGTATTTCTTGACGAGCAGTTTCCAAATGGCTTCCTGCCTGTTTCCGATCTGCATCTCTCCCTCGTTGTTCGCCCTCAGGTTTATCGAGTGTATCAGTGTTCTGATGTTCAGGTCGAATTTGGTGGGGTAGCTGTTGACTATCTGGGTCAGGTATTCGAGAGCCTCGAGTTTTGCCTCATACGGGACGTCGGGAGAAAGTTTTTTCATTATTTCCTTCATTCTCTCAAACAACTCCTGCTTGGATAGGTGTACATCCACGTGAAGGCTTCTCGATATCAGGGCCTTGTCGAAAGCGTCCTCCGGAAGGTTGGACACGAAAATAATCCTTCCGACAAACCCGAACTTGTTGGGGTACTTACCCGATTCCCTGAATTCCGATTCCATATCCTCATCGCTCATTCCTGTCGAATCGAAAGTGTTTCCTTTGGTCAGTTTTGCCAGACTTCTTTTCCTATATGTGTCGAGAGCCCCCTTGAGAAGGTTTATCGAGTCGGCTTCCTTGAATACCGAATCGCAGTCGTCGAATACGATAAGACTGTCACGGTTTCTGAAAAGCAGTTCGTAAAGTCCGGCGGTGGTTGCCGTTCCGGTTGCGAAATAGTAGTCCTCATCTTCCTTCAGTCCCATGGTTTCAAGGGTGTCCCTGACGGTCTGTGTCTTTCCGACCCCGGAATCCCCGGTTATGATGAGGGAATTTGATTTTCCCTTGGCCACCTGTATCGTATAGAGTTCGATCGACTTGAAGACCTCTATGTTCAGATCGTCGTCGAGTTGGTTGACCTTTTCGCTGTCGGTCGAGCTTTTTTCGGACTTGGCGATCGTGGCCTTCAGGAATTCGACCTTTTTTTTCTGTATTTCAATCCTTTCGGGATTTTTAAGTCTTTTCAGCCTTTTTTCCTCATCGGAAAGCTGCTGTTCCAACTCTTCCTTGGACGGGCCGGTCAGTTCCTCCTTTAGGGGTTTCTGTCCCGACATAACCGATTGGGGGTTGTTGATGAAATCCACCACTCCAGGAAGTATCGAGGCAACGGACATTCCGTTGATATCGAGTGTGTATTGCGGATTTGTGTCGAATTCGAATGAGAGCCAAAGGTCTATGGAATGTAGTTCCGAACTCAAACTGTGTTGGATCCAATTGAATCGCAAGGCCTTTTTGGTTTTCAGGGAAAGAAAAAGGTATCCCTTCAGGAAAACATCATCCTTCTGTATGTTCCAAATCTCGTCATACGGATAAAAATCTATTTCGGTGTTCTTTCCTATATAGGATAGGATCAGACTGATTGCCTTTTCCTTGTCCTTTTCCAGAAAAGCCTCGTTCAGGAACGAATCGTATTTAAGAATGAATTTCATACCGTATATATTAAAAATAAAATGTCAATACTGCCCTATTTATTTTAATATATAATAAAAATCTTTTACAAGCTAGAATCAATGCAGTCGTTATTATTTTTCAATAAGGAAGGGGACAATCTCAATTTAAGGTGGAATCAGACAACGGAAAGATGGGAGGGGGATCTTATTTTCGACAGGAACGGCAACGACACCTTCAAGACAATCGGTCTGTATACGTTCGAGAAAATACCTTCTTTAGAATATGAGAATCCGGGAAACCTGAAATTGAAGAAATTTCAACTTTTCAATGAGAATCGTTTCAACATAAGCGGCTCCCCTGTCTCATCCATGACTCAGTCGGTCCTGAAAATAGAACCTACGAACAGCGACGGTAATTTTTTCTCTAAGTGGATTTACGGTCGTGGATTCGACGCCAAATATCCGATCGGATCCCAGATTATGTTCAACCAGCCGATATATGACTTTTCGGCGGGAAACAACACCTATACGGTGGTGGAATCCAAACAGGATGCCATCATGGTCCTTTCCGATTCCAACAACAAGATTTTCAGCGACACTTATCCGAATTACGGATTGACCCTATCCAACATCACGGTCAGCGGCGTCAACTCGATAGGAATATACAACTACCTTGATCTGTCGACATACAAATCTCCATTTTCTTCATGGTCGGAACCTAATTTCATGACCAAGATATATGACAACAAAAGGTTTACCCTGGTCAATACGACAGACAACGACGGGGTCTATTCGATAAAAAGATCCCTGAGAGACCGTACTTTTTACAGATACGGGGTCGGATTGGGCACATTCACCCAAAGCGGTCTGACCATAGGACTTGAGGTTCTTACGGACGTTCCCGTTTTGTACAGGGGGACGATACAGACAAACCCTGTCGGGTATCCCCAGAACACGTTCAGGATTTCCGAACCGCTGCCAGATGTGATGATGCCTGGGTTGGAATTCAAGATAACTCCATCAACCCTCAATACCGATTTTTTCGTGGTTGACTCGATTCCGACATTCTTGGGAAACGCTCTTTCGACCTATTACGCGACCTTCTCCCAGGTCATATACGATAACAGAGTATGGGAATGTAGCAAGGCATACACCTGGACCCCGACGTCGTCGATATTTCCTGGAAGCACATACGGAAACTGGACATATTCCAATTATGTCAAAGTAACTGGTACGGTTACAAATGAGGTTCTTGCCAATGCGGAGATAAAGCTGACCTCCAACCGAATAAATATGTATCAGCCCTACACCCAAAGCGAGATAGTAACCTTGGCGTCAGCCGCGCAGAATTTCAAGGACACTTTCGACCGGTACGGAATCGACTTTTACTACCAATCAGGAGAACTGTCTGCCGAGTTGAAATGGGCGACCCAATATGCCAAAGTAAAGTATTATCCAGGGACGGGAACTTTCAGTGTCGGAGGGACTAGCAAGAAAATAGAAAGGTCCCTTGAAATAAAGGAGGAGTTTACAACTGAGATAGACCGGAACCTGAATCGGAATTTCAACTACAACATCGTTTTTACCGACTTGGATGAGTATGGGATGAAAATAATCATCAACGGGCAGGTTTATGATCAGGAAATCGTATGGGTTTACATAGGAAGATTGGTTGACATGGAAAGGACCATTGACAGAACCCTCAGATCCTGGTTGGTAAAGTGGTATACGTCACTTGTTAGAATAGGAATCATACCATCTCTCAACTATTTCGGGGATTACTTCTCTCCATATTACGACACTGTCGTGCTGAAGACCGAATATCCCAACGTTCCTCTTAGGTTTGAGGTTAGGGTGGGAACCACAGCCGATTACTACATCGAGCATTCCGAGGTCATTTTTTCGGAAATGAGTAATTATCTTTCGATCAACATAAACGGTATCAATTACGACCAGACTGTCGGTACAATGAGCGGGACATTCAGCTATGACATAAGCGGAGCCCTTTCGTCATGGGTGGAGACCCACAGCGAAACGCTGAACGATTACGGCATATTAGTGAGCAGCATAAATAAGCTTCTGATATTCAGGACCAAAAAACAGGATCAGAGACTTGATTACACAATCCGTGTCGGAAGATCTTCCCTGCCAGGGTATGACATGTACACCATATTCCAGAAACAGCCTGGACACTTCGGAAGTCTTATGGTATCCAACGAGGTGACCCTACCCGAAGGAGGAACCTCATCTTTTGAGGCGGAACCTTTCGCGACCGGACAGATCATCAGCATCAACAATTCAATAAGGCCGTACAACAATCAGGAGTACAATGTAATATACTTGGAACCTTCTCACATAGTCTTGAGTTATCAGGGTCCTTTTTGGGGGGAAACCGAAGGAATATGCGCCGATGGGCCTTTTGTGACCATAGCCTTCAGCAGCGGGTTTTCGGCATCCGCATGTCCGCCCCCACCTCCTCCCCCTGTAGTAATTGCGGGAGCAGGTGAGTTCAATTCGGGAGCTTTCCTGGATTCATTCTCATTGAAATGGTCGACTCCCAACACATATACGTCAACAAATCTTGATGTCAGCAACACCTCGATGGTCGACATTATGCATCTGCCGCTTACAAGCTGCATTTACGTTTTCGGAACAAAGATTAACGTTTTGGATTCGTTCACAAACAATCTCATCAATGTTGTCGACATATCGGCGGTTGATGGTATAAAGGCTGTATACAACCCCGTAAACGATTACATCTACTATCTGACCAAAACCAAAATGTATGTTGTCGATCCGACCGACATACTGTTCACCGACAATGTGGTTTCAACAATCACACTTGCCGGAACCGGGAAGGATATTGAGACGAATCTTCAAAACGGAGATGTGTATGTCATTTTCGAGGGATCTCCCGTTATCGGCATATGGTCGGTCTCGAATTTCTCGAATACTCAAACAACAACGGTAACACTGTCGTCAAACGCATCAGAACTTGAATTCAACTCAGGTGAAAGCGACATGTATGTCACCACGGAAAGCCAATACCTGACAAGAATTAAGGGAACCACAAGAAACATCTCGGCAACATACAGTTTCTCGGAGAATCTAATAAGCACGATATTCTACGAGCCCCAGAATTCAAGTATGTATGTTTTCGGCACAAACTCAAACCTCTACATAGTCAACAACGGGACTTATTCCGCCGACCCGACGATTACCACCGGCTCGGACAACTATCTGATATACAACAACCTATTGGGACAGGTCGACATATCGCAAAACTTCGGGACCACCTGGAGCATCGCTTACAAGCCGATAAACGGAACTTCAAGCAAGTTTCCTGTAACTCTTTACGGAAATATGTCGATCAACCAGTTTGATGGGAATCTTTACCTGGCGGACAAACTGTCCAACCAGGTTCATATTGTCGACACTCTGAATAATGTCATATCACATTCTGAACCAGTTTCGTCCACTGTCGGGAAAATGATTTATAACCATGACAGGACAAGCATTTACGGAATACTGCCTACGGAAAACAGACTTGTCGAAATATCGGTCGAGGTCTATGCCGAACTGGTACAGACTCCGTACACATATTCGGTTCCTGACGACAACCTTTACGGTATTCTTTCCCCTACATATGTCCAAAAAACCGACATATGGCTGAAGTCAAGGGAATACATCAGGAAACCAAGGTACAACTACAACCAGATGCCCCAGGCCAAATTCGTCTGGAAGTGGGAGACCGACGAATATCCACAGATATTCCTTTACGATTTTTCCGGTGATCAACTAACCACATCCGGATCTTTGGCCTATGTTGGTCCAAAACCCCTTACATCAATCAACCTGAATAAGGTTCCGAACAGGGACATTGCAAAAATATCGGTTCCCGAGGAACAGCAGACGATATTCGGACAGATAATACACACATTGGACTATATAGATTCGGAAACAAACATATCGATTGTTCCCGAACCCATGGAAATTTTCATCGGATTCAGAAGCGATGACGAGGGTCCCGTCAGGTCGAACCTGATGCTTTATGTGAGGGAACCTATCGATTTCACCATCACGACAACATCAATGAACGGGGATATAATCCAATTCAAGCTGATTGTCGACACGACCAATGGAAACTATGGGCAGATACTCATAAACAACAGTTCTTCAACGTTTTTCACACTCGATTCGAACGGAGACGACAGGGGATTTAGACCTGGGCAGATTATAAAGATTTATGTCAAGGACATAACCAATTCCAAGAACAAGTACATATCTTTCAACAACGGTGTCGTTTTCAAAATCAGGGAGGTGTACGCCAAATACATGACTGTCGATTTCGTCGAGGGTAGTCTCAGAAGCGAGTTTACCAAGGTAGAGGACTATCCCTCATCGGGAAAAACCACATACCTGAGTGTCAGGTTCGTGGTGCAGGACAAACCCATAGGAAGGTTCAGAGTTTCGGGACAGACCGAGATAGAGGATGTCAGATACAAAATTGAACTGTCAAACGTTGGTCACAACATCACCGCTGAAGACGTGTTCATATTCAAGTCATACGACATCGGAGAAGAAGGTGTCGACTGGACATTCCTTAATCAGAAAAGAAAGGAGATGATGATGGTGAGACACGACATATTCCCTTATGTCGGTTCCTACAAGGCAATCATAAACGCGATAAACTATTTCGGATACAACGATCTCCACCTGTATGAGTACTATCGAAACATAAGGCTCACGTTGGACAACGGCCGTCCGAATCCCGACTATTTCAAGCTGTTCAAGGTCGAGATACCCGACATATTCGACAATACCGTAGAAGGATGGACCGTCAACGACTTCCTGAAACACACCATGCCGAATCCGAATTATGAGGATACCAACCTATTCAACCTTACCTATCTCATTACCGACAAGGAAGGGAACAACGTCCTGACATATTCCCTACAGGAAGTCATTACGAAGCTTCAGGGATTGAAATATTGGCTTCAGAGAAAGGTGATCCCTCTTTCCCATAAAATTCTAGATATCACGGGAAGGGCGGATTTCGTAGGAGCAAACTCGATAGTCCATAGGAACTACGACACAAAAATACTCAACGTAACCCAGGAAATGACTCCGGTCGATTTCAACCTAACAGAGGCGTACCTGATGCCGGTGAACAGCGGAAGTACGGTATATACGTGCCATATTGATTTCGTCTTGGGTTCGACACAGTCGACTCCCGACTATTTCAACCTGAAGATAAGGACTTACAAGACATATAAGGAATGGAACCCCTTCACCGTTTACAACACGGGAGATGATGTCATCTATTTCGGAAAGATCTACCAGTCGGTAATAGACAACAACACCATCATGAACCCTAGAAAATACGAATCGGTTTCAAAGTGGAGCAACACAACCGATTTTGTTCTCGGCCAATATACGGATTACAATAACCTTATTTACCAATATATCGGAACACAATCTTGGTTCCAGGTATCGGGAACGAATTCTACAGTCACTCCCCTGAAGGACATCCTTAACAAGGGTAGTCTTTCGCCTTGGATTGACATGACCGAATGGAAGGAGATGGATTTGGTTCCTGTTCAGACGATACACGAATACAGGACAGGAACCCACTCGTTCAATTTCACAGTCGATTCCAACATCGATCCGTTCATCTGTATCGAGGTCACCAGTGACAACGGGTATGGACAGGTTTACACGTCTAAGAAAAACTATGAGATACGGGGGCTTAACGATTTGGTAACCCGGATAGTCCCGTCAGACATCATAGGTCCGTTCCAACCGATTGTCCCGATAACCACACCTTTACCCTAAACGAAAAAACCTTCTCATTTGAGAAGGTTTTTTGTTACTCGGTTACTTCGGATTTTTTCGAAGGTTTCTTTTTGGGTTCCTCCTTTGGAGTTTCCTTGCCCCAATCCTTTCCTTCGACCACTATTCCGTCCTCGAAGGAAGCTACCCATTGCTGGATTTCCTTTGAAAGGTTTTTGGCGTGTGTGTCATAATAGGCGATGACTTTCGATATATCCCCTATTCTCTTCAGAACCTCGGCAAATCTGTATGACGAGTGTGTCAGTCCCTTTACTTTATGTTTTGAGATAAGGTGATAGATATAGGTTATCTCGGTGGCGTCAGAAGGGTATCCCTTGACGGTCTTGTCGTCGTTGGCCGTTCCTTCTTGGTGCCATTCTCCCAACATTTTTGTCAGTTCGATGGCGAGGAAAACGGTATTGACGTCGTATTCCATCTTGTCCCTGAGGAGTTCGACAAGAAATTGGTATTGTTTCCTGTTGAGGTAGAAGGTATAGACCACTTCTCTCAATTCCTCTGCGTATTTTTCCCAAAGGGCTTTCGCATCTGTGTAGAGTTGGTCCTTTTCAGCCTCGGATTTTCCCCTTCCGTGATTGTTGTTCATGAAGTCTTCGATGTCCTTGATCTTCTTGTCAAGGGTAACTTCCGATTCGACTGTGATCAGACGACAATCGGTATCGTTTTCGTAAACCGAGAGTTTCGGTTTTACTACGTTGGTTTCTAATGTTGGTTTATCCATTTTTTTGTTTTTTATTTTTAGACTAAGAAATCCTCTTCGGCATCCTGTTTCTGTTCCGCGTACAGCTCCTGTACCTGATTCGCTTTTGATACCTTTTCGATACCATATTTATTTATCAGACTTGAAAAAGTTGTCAGATCCGGCTTGATCATTTTGATTTTTCCGTTGTCCATGTTGATCGAGATCTTGTCGATTTCCTGTTCGATCAGGATTTGGATAGACTCGTCGTCGAACACAGACATCAGTTTGTCGTTGATGCTAACCAGAAGATCGTTCTTCAGAAGGAAAGCGTATTGGTCGGGAAGTTTTCCGATTTTAATAAGTGTTTTTTGGTCACATCCCACAAATTGGAGTCCCAAATTGAATGGTATTGCCTTTTTGTTGAAAATCTTCATGAAGATTTCAACAGTCTCGTCCGAGAGTTCATAAAATTTGCTATCGTTAGCCATAAAGTAATAATTTTTATATTATAAATATTTGAGTGTGGAAAGTTTATTTCCAAACGAACCATAAAACGGTTCCCAGGACAATAAGGAAAGGTGTCCAAAAGAAGAGCAGCCTTCTAGCCATCTTTTTGGTGTTGAAAAGAGAAAATCCGAAAATGAGCAAATAACTGTATTTGTCGACCTTCTCCATATCATAGAAGTCATAGAGCTCAACCAATCCGTTCTGGTTAAGGAATTTGGAAAGCATTTGGGAATACTCCTTGATGAAATTCTGGGCGAGGGCGTCTATGTCGCTCTTCCTCACGTTGTAAGGTTCCTCAATCAGTTGAGGAGGTATGTTCAGTACGGTATAAATCCTTCCTATCGAGTCTATCCTTGAATTGAACTGTGTTTTCAGTTCCCTTTCGATTGAAAGGATGGTTTTCCGATAGAAAAGGAACAGTTTTATTTTCTTAAAAAAATTTACCCTTTTCATATTATGTGTTATATGTCCAGATTTGGACTAAGTTTATTTTTTTCCGGAAAGGGAGATTACATCCCCACCCCTAATCTCATCTACATATCTCGAAAGTTTGTTGCTGTCGGAAGCTATGGATCTTGTCGATATGGCCACCTGTTCCATCATGTTGTAAAGATCGTCGATCGAACGTGTGGGTTTCGTCTCGGCGGCGGTCCTGACTGGAGTTATCTCGGTTCTTGATCCTCCTCCCGACATGTCGTTCATGACATCCCGGAAAAGCGGAGCCTTGGCCTCGAACGCCGACATCATCTTTTCGAACTGATCAGGATCCATCAGGGACATCATTACAACCGATCCCGTCATGTTCTTGATTGCTATCAGTTTTTCCGTATCGAGTGTCGCCAGTTGGGAGTTCAGCCTGCTTAAACTCTGTCCGATCCTGTCATATCCGTTCGCTATGTTTATAAGTGGATTTGATACCGTTGAAAGGTCCTTGAATTTCATGACCGACTTCACGACCGTATCCATGAAATCCAAAATTTTCCCACCAGATTTGGTCAGGTCCATGAATCCTACTTTGGCAATTTTTTCTATTCCGTTGACTACCGAATCTATTGTCATGGATATTCCTGAACCTATTTTCTGGGCCGAGTTTCCTATTGAATCTACCACCTTACTTATATTACTCCCTATGGAGTTGATTATTCCTATTACGGTATCTCCGATTGACTTGAGTCCTTGGGAAATGCTCCCGAATGTCTCCGAAATAGATTGGAACATGGATTTAAGACCGTCTATTATAACTTTCACCACAGGGAATATGGAATTCGCGACAGTTTCCAAAAACTTACCGATTGCTGGAAGCGAATTGACCAAAAGCTGAAGAAGTGGCTTCATCACCTTTTCGGTAAGGTCGCCCATCGCCTGTGTTATAGGAGGCAGAATGTTTTTTGTGAACCTCACGAGACTGTCCCCGACCGTATCTATGAAAATCTTCAGGGAGGGAGCTATCACTTTCAACCCATATGAAACAGCATCCGCCATGATTTTCACGAAGTACCCAATCGCATCCGAAATTTTGTAGAAAAAGTCTGGCTTAATTTCTGACAATATGAAGGAGGACAACCATATCGCTCCCGCGATAAGAACAAGACCGGCTGCCCCCATGGCTACTATTGGGAGTCCGAGCATGCCCAACACGGCCACCGGAACGGTCAGCAGAAGAGCTGTTACAGAGAATCCGATCGCCCAACCAAGTGACGGATAATTTCCATACTCCCCCTTGCTGAGCATAAGTGACGATAACCATATTGAAGTCGATATGACCACCAAGTTCAATCCGGCCTTGATGGTTTTCATCACGTCGAGTCCGCCAAGCACCCTAAATGCCAATCCCAGACTTATTCCGATAACCGCAAGTGTTATCGACAACAATGCTATATTGAGTAGGTTTGAAGGATCTATGGGAATTGTTTTTGACAGCCATATCGAACTATAATAGATTGAGACCGCCATCGCAGCAAGTATAATCGGCATCAGAAGAATCTTTCCCACGTTGACCTTTTCCATCGCCTTTGAAAGGAACGGCAATGCGAATGATATTGGTATGAATATAAGGGATATTCCCACCGATGTCAAAAACTGGTTGAATTTGATCGTCTGTACCCTGGCGAGGTATTCGGATGATTTCATTATCGCAATCGAAAGACCCAACATCACTAGCGGAATCATGACCGACAGCAATGCCGCCTCACCTGGGGATATGTCCTTGAATGATGAAAACAGCTTACCCAATCCGTACGACACGACAGCGAACATGGCCGCTATCATTACCGCTGTTATCATTTGGAACAGCCCGACTGGTTGGACTTGTCTTAGGAATATGGATGATTTTGCTATGGCTATCGATATGCCCACCAATATTATGGGAAGAATGGGAATCATCACCAATCCCTTCAAACTTAAAGATGAAATTCCCTTCATCAGCTTGTCGATGCTGAATGATATAACAGCGAACATACCCGCTATGAAAATGGATGTCGTCAGCTGAAACAATCCAACCGGTTGGACTTGGGCCAATATTTTTGAACTCAACCAAATTGCGGTTGAAATCCCTATCATCACCAGAACCACCATTCCGATTGTCCCAATGGACATTTTAATCTGGCCGATTTTCTCAAAGGCCATTGCCACCAAAGGAAGAGCCACCGCCAGAGCCAATACGGAGGCGAAATCCACCGATCCCAACAATTTGAAAGCGGTTCCTATAGCTAAAACTCCAACCGCGATAAGTAGAATTGACGATACTCCTTTTTTGATCCCTTCCCTTTGTTTTGGAGTTCCAGCCTCCTCAAATTTTGAGGTCGGTTTAGATTTGCTCATCTCAATCAGCGTCTTTTGGTTTTCCAGGATTTTTTTGTTGTCCTCCTGGAGGGTCTTTATTCCGTCACTGATAAGTTTGAGCTTCTCGTCGATATCAACCGAACTTAGGGCGGTTGCGGTTGCGGATGCCGACTTGTCCTTGTTTTGAAGGGCATCGGCAATCTTTTCCAAACCTTTCGAAAGATTATTTAGGGCGTCCAACAGTTCTTGATCCATTAAAACATGATAATTTTATATAGAGTATATATAAATATATTTTGTATCTTTAATATATAAATCAGACAATAATAGAATATATGAAATTCGAAAATTGGACTAAAAACTTTTCACTTTCCAATAAGGAAAACTATCTTAACCGGATACTCGATAAGATGGTAAAAGGATCATCCGTATCGGAAAGGGAAGGGAAGTTTTTAAACGACTACGAATCCATAAAGGATATCGACTTCACCGATTTGACACACCTGTCAAAGAATGATGTCGTTTCAAGGATACAGGGACTCATATCCGAAAGAAAAAAGGTTATGTGCGAATTGTATGACAGGGACGGCAGGATTGATGACGAGATTGTCGACACCAGAAACGAGTTCGAGAAGGAAATCTCCTACCTAATCACCAAACACGGCGATCGGGTAAAAGTGTTCGATAGGTTTTTCTACAACCTCGAATACCGTTTCGAAAACGATACCTATTACCTTTACCAGGGAGAGGAGTTCGTCGAAAAAATAGAAATCAGGAATGAGGAAAATTAAGAAATGGAAACGATTCACAGAATCGATAAGCGGATGGGAACTGGTGGGACAGCATTCGATGGGACCAGCCTATCCCGAACAGGTCCTTCACACTACCCTGTCCACCGAGGACACCGAACTGATCGAAGGCATTGACGGAGTAATATACACATACGACGACTACCAAAATCTGTATCAGGATTACCTTAAAAAAGGAGGATCTCCTTTGGAGGGATTCACCAAGTCAAATTTGGATTTGGTTATCGATTTTCTCGATATGTAAAACCCACTTTTTATTGCCCGCGTTGTAAATCCGGAAACTCCCACGTTCCATCATTATTTCCTCCTCGGTCTTTTCCTTATCATATCCCATTTTGACCAAGGCGGATTTTCTCCAGTTGAATCTATGCTGTCTGATTCCGTCGACAAGATACCAGTATCCCGGTCTTGAGGTGTGCTTGTACATGAATCCTAGTTTCTCGTAAAGGCTTCCGTCGGAAATCAAATTGTCGGAGTATGTTTCTATTGAAATCGGATCCCATTTTACGATGAAATGATTAATGAGCTTTGATGCCCCTCCAATCACAGCATGGTCTCGAAGATTGCAGAACCTTGTCAGTTCATATGTTCCCGATTTGGTTTTTGAGGATAGTGGAAGTCTCAATTTGGAAAAGGTCATGAGACTAACCAACACATCCTTATGGAAAAGTCCCAATCTTATAGGGGACTTGCAGTCTCCCTGAAGGTGGTTTTCGTCAAGGAAGGTTTTCGAATCGGGATAGCTTATTTCCCTTATCTCACACTTCCTTGCATAAATCCTGTTTTTGGTCCTGCTAAGTTTGTTGAGTATGAATGATTTGCATATATCCTTTTTTGTCGTCCATTCATCCTCCCATATGGTGATCAGTCTTATTCCCTTTTCCGAAGCTTTCTCCAGTTTCCTCAGATGGTAGTCTGGATCCTTGAATTTGACCGAATGCCAGAATGTTCCGTTGAATTCGAATCCGATTTTCAAATCTGGAAGATATATGTCTATCTCATATGGCGAAATTTCACCCCTTTGGTTTTCAAGAACGGTCCCGTCATAGTTCTCGGATATGAACTTGAATAGTTCAACCTGATCAATCGATGAGTTTTCCGAAATCGGAAAACATTTGGTGCATACGTTCAATCCGTCATTGGTCCTGTAATAGAACTGATAGGTCAGTATCTCGAATTCCTGTCTGCATTCATGACATTCGAAAATGAGCTTGGTATTCCTATATTTGTCAAATCTCAAAAAGCTGACATTTTGGTTTTCGATTCTTTTTTCTATTCTTGATTTGTAATACTCATAAAAGACCTTTATGGATTTCTGATGGATTTCGGGGTTCATCCAGGGATGATCGACCCCATATTTCTCTATTGATGTTTTTCTGAAGGTTTCCCTATAATTGCTAGATTTGAACGCAGTTACCCTTTTCTCCAAAATCTCACTGTTTTTACTAGGGTTGTCAACACCCCAGTTTTTCATCAGGGTATCTTTCGATTTTTTCTGTATTTCCTCTGAAGACATTGGGGAATCACCCCCGTATTTCTTTCGGTTGGTTTCTAATGCCTTTTTTTTGACCTGTTCGGATTCGGCGGGAGTTTTTGTGCCAAATTTCAAAAGTGACTTTTCTTCCTTTGTTTTCTTGACCGATGGGTCGGATGAGACACATTTGTTGGAACAGTATTCTAAAAACCCGATTGTTGAATTCTTGTACCTGGTCAGTTTCCCGCAATTTGGGTTTTTGCAGACAGGAGGTGTACCGATTTTGTTTACGAACAGGTAAACCTTTTCCTTAAAAGTGAGGTGATTAAGATTGTTTTTTTCCGAGAACCCCATTACGGCTTCATATTCCTCAGGGTGGTTTTTACTGACGTACTTTTCTTTCGAGTATTTTCCAGCAGGGTCTTCTGTTTTGAAAATTTCGATGTTCATAATGACATATCGGTTTTACATATATATTAAAAACACCAAATATGTTTGCAAAAAAATCCGAACCCAAAAGGTTCGGATTTTTCCGTTTTCATTATTGGAAACCACCCGAGGCGATTCCACCGGTTCTAAGGATTGTGATGTTGTTCACGATAACTCCCATACCCTTTATCGGTTCCACATAAGTGTCAAGAACACCTATCTGGTTATCGATTATGGTTGCGGTGTTGTTTTCCTCGTCACACTTGTTGAAGTAAGCGTAAAGACCGTTTCTGTTGATGTATTTCTCACAGATGACATCCGCCCTCAGCTTGATTTCAGCCCTTACGTCGGATGTGTTGAACCTCCACTGGAAGTCAAGCAGCATCGCTGAAAGTTCCCTCTCGAGTTCTATCAGAACCTCTCTTACGTGGAGGTAAGAAAGTGCCGACTTGTAAAGTGTCTGTGCCGTATTTTCGGTCTCGATTACGAATCCTCTGTTACGCTTGAACACTATCGGGTTCATTTGAGCCAGGTTTAGGTTTTCTATGTCCGAAGGAGTGAAGTTGATCTCGAGTCCAGCGATGTTGAGAACCCTACCGTTTGTCACACCGGCCGCGATTGTCCATGGAACTATCGAGTCTGTTGACTCATTCTGCTTTCTCATGTAGGTTGTTGCCACATAAGGAGCTGGCGGAACGTCTATCGGTCTTCCGTTGTCGCTTACGGTGACGTAAGGAAGGAAATAACCAACTGAACTTACACCCTTTCCATCACCGAACGAGTACAGGAAGGAAGGATTTGATTCCAGGTCCCCACCTGCCGCGATGTATGATGTATCCAACACCCCGTCAGAGTTTATGAATGATGGGTTTGTAGAGTTTTTGAACTGCTTCATCGAAGGCATACTTATGAAACCGAGACAGTCGAGTCTTTCGCCGCAGATGTCAACCAACTGCTGCTTCGACCTTTCTGTCAGACCAAGACCGAACGAATCGACCAGGTATCTGAAATCCAAAGCTTCCTTGTTTGTTATTGCCTTAAACAGAGGGGTTCCCTTGGCAATAAGATTCAAAATCGAGCTCTGTCTTGTCTCAGTACCGTCCGGCATCGATTCTTCCCTTACCCTGAATCCCTTCAGAGGTATTGCCTGATATGTGGTCACATAATCGTCGATTCTTGTGAATCTCGAAGTCTGCTTTTCCCCATTTACGGTAACTTTCTTTATTGCCGAGTCACAGGTAACCTCAACCAAAGTCGGATCGGCTGTGTAAAGCCTTTTTGAAAGTATTCTTGTCAGATATCTTCCTTTCTGTCCGACCTCAAGGGCATTCAAATCAACATCAGCCTCGAGGAAGTCACCGACCTTCACCTCAGTGTATCTTGATCCGTTTATGAGAATCTTGTTGACTGTTTCGGTATATCCGGTAGGTGATTCTATCTCGATGCTCTGCTTGTAGTTCGAGCTGTTTGAAATAACGGTTATGAACTTGTCATATGTCAGGTCCAGAGGTTCTGTGCTCGAAAGGGAGGAATCCACGAACTTTGTGATTAGGTTTCCTGAGTTGTCAAGATACATCTTCAGATAGACTTTAGTGTCCCTGTTGTAGATGACCGAGATA